TACTCAGCTCAATAGCGTAGGAATAACCCTCAGCCACTACCATCTTAGGCTTAACGATATTATCTGCCGTTACGGTAGCATTATCATCGCAAAGAGTATGAGCTACGAACTTAGATTTTACTCTCAGTTTCCAGCCGTATTCAATGTTGAAGTCAATGAACAGATCACGCACATACCTATATTGTGGCGGCGTTTCTCCGTCAGGGCGGTAAGTGGTAACGAGGTCTTTGATCTTGTAAACACCGGCAGACACATCAACTGTGCTGCAACCTGCTTTTACATAGGTATCACGTACATTGTAATCGGTCATAGCGGGCACAACACCATTCAAAGGCATTGGCATATCTGGGTAGTCGCTATTCATTACATCAAGATGCGGTGAACTTGCCAGGATGTTAGAAAGAAGTACCGCAACGTTAGCAGCAGCCTCATACGACAGACCTTGCGATAATGGTGCAGGGCATGCAACGATAGTGCATTGTGTCTTACGGGCAGATACACCTGTTATTGTGGTCGGGTCGTCAAGCAATGTACCGCAGAGGGCTACAAGTGGCTTAAACGTGATACCTGAGAACCTTCCTGTTGGATTGATAGGGTCAGGTCCGCCGTTAAACGTTTCCAATTCTCCGATAGTCGCCGACACAAGGCCATATGTATTCAGCACAATGTTATTCCATTGAGAGCCGAACATATTCAGCGATGTTGTAACCGCCGGCGTACCTGTCCCTGCCACAGTCTGAGCAATCGCAAACGTGCAACCGGTAGCTGTAACGCCTGTATCAACAGATATTTTAATATCCTGAGTTGTTAGGCCGGTCCATTTAGCGGTACATGTTACCACTCCAGCAACAGGAGCTGCCGTTGTAGGTGCGCCGAGTGAAGCGTTGATCGCATTGGATATCTTAGTGCCGATGGCAGTTGGGGTATCGCCCGTGAGTATATTAACAGCATAGCTTGCTCCGTCAAGGATAGAACGGCCAGCGACGTTAACATATACAGTGCCGTTACCTGTTGCAGTGCCTGTTACCGTGATGGTCTGCACGTTAGCAACAGCACCGCTAGATGCTTGAGGGTAAACTATTACAGGGCAACTAACGCCACCACCCGAAAGAGGGAATAGGATACGCGCTGCCGAGTGGATAGGGCTACCATATCCATACGCCGCACCCGCTTGTTGAGCCGATGTGATTTGATATGGAGCTGTAGATAACCCGGATTGGTTCGCAGTATTCGCCTCGCCCAATATCGCTATTATCGGAGGGAGATTTTCTGTAGAGGTATTGAAATTCCCTTTGTCCAATAGGTAGCCTACTACTTCGGAGATGCGGTTTTGTGCTACGGCGTTACTCGACATGAATACTATTTTCATGCAAAGTATAAAGTATAGTAAGGGGTGTTGGGTTTATACGTAAATACGGATAGTAGGCTACCCCAGCACCGCCCTTACGTAGTCGCGCCATTGCAAGCCTTTTTGCTTTGTGAGCTCAGAATAGATGTTAACCACAATATCACGAAGCGCAATATTGTACACCGCACAGTCAAACATGTGGTTTTGAACGTGGCTCCCCTTCTTATCCCATTTAAATGATATCTGCCCGTTTTTATCTGTTACCAGTTTCTTTTCCTCACTTTCGTAGTGCTCAAAGTAGTTGTCAAACCGGTAAAGACCGTCCGATGGCTCAGGGAAGTTCATAAAGTTGCTCGGCTGACTCTCCTTTTCTCTGTCCCAGTTCAAGCCCATATATTCAACTAGCTTGTCCTTTATCAGGCCCACTTTCAATATGTAGTCCTGTCGGCGTTCAAGCCCATGGCTAAAAATAGGGGTATCTACTCCCTCTCTAATGTATTTCCCCTCGTCTCTGCCTTTCAACCCGACAATAGGCAACGTTGTTTTGTCCAGAAAAGCATACGCATGGCTGGTGAAGTTACCGCAGTCAAGACCGGCAAGCTGTATTTTCATGCGCCGGTACCCCGTCGGACTGTCCTGGCTGGGCGTATCAGTCTGAAATATACTGTCTATGACCTTTTCAAGCTCAGGCCAAACAGAGTTTTCTTTATTGTCCTCGTAAGTCCATTTCTTACGGTCGGTTGTGTCCTTGCCTATACCGCGCTGGAATGTGCCTATACTACCATGTATAACAGAATAACTAGCCCCCTCGGCACTCCATGCCTTCACCTCATAGTCCAATCGCACGTCCTGCGTGTCCTTCATTATACCGTTCATATCGATGGCGCACGTAAGCAGCACTATACGCCCGTTGCCATCCTTTATGCTCTGTTGCTCTGGTACAGTGCCCGGTGAGTAGGTCCGGCAATTGCGCTGGATCGCCGTAGCCTTCGGCGCCTCACCGCTCGGCTCAAACGTAATCCCCAAGCAGGTATTTAGGAACGTCTTATACTCATCCTCTTTCCGTGGCTGCTCTTTCGGGTTCGCCTCTATATAGTTATGCACGTAGTGCTTCCAGTCATACATGCCCACCGGAGCATATAAGCTGCTGATATGGTAGCTGAAGTACCCCGGCTGCGACGGCTTCGCTGTCGGTTGCCAATAACCATTTTGCAGCATCTCCATTTTGTGGCTGTCGTCAAAGAACTTCCGGCACTCCTGGCATACATACCCTACGCTGTCGTCTTTTACAGAGCCGTCGGCATCATAGTCCCATACTATACCAGTCCCCTCGGGCAGCGGAGCATCCCAAACTGTTCCTATTCCATCAGGTACATTCCACCTCAGTTCTATAAACACTCCGCAGCACGGGCATGGCACCATATACTTCCGCTGGTCCCCCAGAAGATATGCCGGTTCTATGTTGCTGTTTATCTTCAGCTCAGGAGTGCTTATGTAAAATATCTTATGGGTATCCTTGTAGGCTGCAAATCGGCCCTCCATGAGCTTACGGGTGTTGCCAGACTCCTTACTCTTCGATTTTGCCGCCTCAAAGTCGTCGATCAGCCCATATTTCAGAGACACATCGCGCCATTCTTTGTGGTTGTTGGGTGTGGTAATATTGATAAAACCGCCGGCGAAGTCCTTCTTTTGGTTGGTATCTCCCGACTTTTGCGCCCTATTCCGCTGCGTCTGCGGCTTAATGTAGGGTCGAATCTTAGCTCGGTCGATCATCAGGTCCAGCTTATCCACCGACTTGTCTATAAGATCATGGGAACCTACGGTAAAATAGGTGTTACCAGGGCTTTCCTGAATGATCCATCCCATACCAGGTATCAAAACACCGGCAGATATACCGATTTGCAGGCCTTTCATCACTGCTACCCACTTTGCTGGATCTAACCCATACAGCCGGTCAATGATCTCCCGGCAATATGGCGTATAGCTATACCGGTATGGCCCCGGACGAGGGTCACCCATCTTCACCTTCTCCTCGGTCCATTCCGATGGTTTTTTGTTGGACAATCGCACCCCGGCGGCGGCGTTAATGATGCCAAGCATCTGGAGCTCATATAAAGAACAGGCTTCGGCGTGCATACTATTCGCGTTCACCCACCCCCCGGCTTTGGGCATACTCAGTTATTATGGTCTTCAGCGAGCTTGTTGTGATGTCCATGGCATCATTCATGCCTTTATTGATTTGTTCCACCATCCTGGTGCGCATTTGCGCCATTTCTTCGGGTGTGAACTTCTTAATGTGCCCGAATTCGGTAAGGATAGCACCCGCCACCTGGTTGAAAGATGTCAGGAAGCTCTGGTTGTGTTGCACAAATAGCGGTTCTACCAGCGCTGCTGGCATCAGTTCCCCGCTTGTTTTAGAATTCTTCAGCCTTAGGTGCTTGATCTCCTCCTCACGTTTTTGGGTGTCCAGGTGCTTCAGCCGGGCATTAGATATATGGTAGTCAGGCTGATTTGGGTCTGCAGGCTGGGTTCCTGCCGCCATAGCCTTTTTTGCGCCCTTCTTCCCTTCCACCTTCGCCACCTTACCCGAAGGAACGGAGACAACGGTTGCAGCCGTCACCCCCTTCTTGTCCATAAAAGCAACGTTTATGGTATCCTCCGTATCAATCTTATCATCACCACGCACCTTTACCTTCTTCCTTCCGATGTAAACGGATAGGTCCTTGGTTCTTATTTGGCATAGGCTGGAAAATTCCTGTTTTGAGAGCAGAGCCATAGGCTACAGTTAGCTAATTCCAACATTATAGGAGGAATGACTACAAATGTAGTCAACCATTTTGGAAATGACTACAAAATGACTACAAAAAGCCAAATTCCGTGACAGACTTACGCTCGCGCGGTGTTCCATACATTGCACGGAGGCGCAGGCACGCCCGGAGTACCTTGACCTGTGGGTGCATGTGGCTCTCGTAATGCCCTTATTTGTGCGTTTAATTGCCTGTATATAGACTATTTGTCTTGTTGTTGCGTACCGATTGACTTAAGTGCTATCGCGTCTAGAATCGACTGTAATCGCATACTGTTGCGTGGTCTTTTATTATGGGTCACTATGTACTCCCCTTTCACTCGCTTAACCATTGACTTGTTCTTATGTAGTACGAGGTGGTTATGCCATATGCTATCAGGTATGTATAATGGCATGGCGCTCTCTACTACGCATGTGCCGCCTGTTACTGTGTTACCTTTGCTGTCGTATGTGCTACCTTGCATCTGTATCATACCAATGTGTATTTAATTAAAATGAAGAAGCCGCATACACTACAAACGGAACTCATGTAGTAACCCTCGGCTTTGTGTGGGCATTCTGATTGAACTACCAATGCTGTGCACTGGCTCGGATTTCATACCGAGTTCTTTCCACTATTCTTTATGTATGATGTTCGTAAGGGTTCTCTATATATCCCTTATCAACTAAATCGTCAACATCCAGTCGTTTCGCCTTATCCCGATCTTCTTGCGATAAATCCCAAAAGCCTTTTACTGTGTCTTCTTGCACGTATTCGTGCATATTTAGCGTGTCGGCTGCGTTAATGATAGCCCGTTTTGTAGCTTCTACCGCACGCTCCCAAAGGTCTTCTGGCGAGAATGGCTTTGCTTCATCGGGTGACGGTAT